CAATTAGTGTAGATATACCCAACTGACGAGACTTTAATACAATGTTCCATCTATTATTATTAAATTCTTTTAGAACATCTTCCTGAAATGGATATAGTTCAAAAAGGATTTTGCCACGGGTTGGGTGTTGAATCTTAGCATACCGTTTCATAAAGTATACTGGATTTGAAGCACACTTTGCGTATTCTTCTTTGATAATATCTTTTAAGTTTTTACTCATTGCACCGCAAACATTATTCCAAGAACAGTTCCAACGCCGCTAAAAAACCAAAGAAATTTGTTATCATACCAACTAGGTTGTAATTCTTCATTTATTTTTTCAAGTTCTACATTTCTTTTTTTACAGGCATCAATCACTTGATCACGATTATTCAATTGTTTCAAAAATGTTTCAGTTCTCGATTGGTATAAATCTATAACCGTGTCTTGAGCATTCACAACAGAAACAAGATAGTCATTTGAATCACGTAATGTTTGAATTTTGGTTGCCAATTTTGTTATTTGTTCTTTATTAAAGCAATATACCGCATCTTTCTCGGATGCAAATATAGAAATAGATGAAAACAATAACATAAAAACATATTTCATATCATTCACCTAAAAATTTATTAACAAAATTATATGCATCATTTGGTGTTTTTGGTGGTGATTTTTTTCTTCGATTGAAAGATGATTTTACTTCTGCTAAATTATCTTTCTTTATATTAAGAATTGAATCCTGTCTATCTGCCTTCTTTTTAAGTTCAATATAATCGTATTGGTATTTTTCTATCAATGCCTCAAGACTATCGGATTTTTTAGTAGATTTACGGATTTGTTCTTTTGAACGATCATTGTCATATAGAACATATAGGAATAAAACAGAAAACAAAGCAAGTGCAAACATTTTTATGTAATAGTGCACTCTCTCTTTCAAATCATAATTCATAATTAACCTTTTGTAAATGTTGAAACCATTTTTGCTTTACCACGGCGAGTTGCACCATGTTTTCTTTTTCGTGTTACGGCACTACGCTTTTGTTTTGATGACATTGAAGCGGCTTTTGATGCCGGAACACATTTTGGGTATGCCCTCTTTCCACCCTTTCTTGCCTTACTACCAGCAGAAGCGCCACATCGTGGATGTCCACCACTTTTCTTCTTACGAGAAATATCCACCCATTTTTCTCTAAACCATCCGGTTAAACCACCACTCGGCTTTTTACCTTCAATGATTACAGATTTTAAGTATTCGTGTATAATTTCTCTTACTATATTTTCTGTGCATTTATTCATACTCATAAATATAAATTTAATTTATTTTTTATTTATCTTCTCTGTATATCGTGAAACCACTCCAATTATACCTTGCGTATGGTATTTTAAATTTTTTTGATAATTCTAACATTGTTCCGTGAGTAACTTCACCATGAATCCAATCGTTAATCGTATACTCGTCATCATTGGTGTTAAGTGTTTCAAATATACTTTCAAATTTAGCATATAATTCTTCTCTTATTTTTTCACGTTCTTTTGACATCTCAGATTCGTAATTTGGATTTTCAACTAACCAATTACTCCATCCAATTTTTGGTTCTTGTATAACGTATGTGTATTTAGAATCTACAACTCTTGATTCCACTTCTGTATCCTGTATCATACTTAAAATATCTGGAAATGAAAATGATCCGTAAACTTCAGTTTGACGTCCTGTAAAATTTGTCTCATCCTCATAATTTGGTGGATGATTATGACACGATATTCTATCTGTAAGACTTTTGTAATATTGATAATCTGATCCCGTAATACGCACTTGTTCGTTATCGCCAGGCACTATTCTTTTGTATTGTCCCAATTTGTTTGTATAAAGACCATATTCTATCTCTTTTTTTCTATAAATTTTTTCAAATTTTTTAATTATAGGAATTTTAGATCCAAAGCCACCAACTGGAGATATTTTTATAGCTTCTTCAAGTAAACGTTTTTCATTTATGTTTGTCTGATCATTCACATATGTTTCATTGATAACTTCATCTGAAACTAATTTTTTAGATTTGTCATATAAATACGAATCATCTGTGTATATTTTTTTTTCCATTTTGAATCAATCTATTATTACATTATCTGTTATCAAAATACCTCGCATATGGTAATCTATATTTTTGTGAAACTAAAACATTTGCAATATGCAATGAATCTTCAAACCAAGATCTAGGGTCATTCTTACCAATTCCTTTTTCAGCAGCAAATTTAAGTTTATTTCTATTTGAAATAAATGCCTGATCAAAAAATTGGTATAATGGATTACCTGTAAAATCGGCAACACCATTAACTAATTTATACTCCATAGTTTCAGGATATTCATTTTTCCAAAGATCCCAGCCTATTACTGGTCTTTGCATCACATATACATACGCATAATCAACAACTCTTAACTCTAAATCACCTTGTATTATGAAACTAGTTATATCATCGGGAGAAAAAGAACCACCATCAGCATTATTTTGTTGTGGGTGATTGTGTGTTGATATTCTATCGTCTAATCCCAAATATATTCTAGCTTCTTTTTCTGTCAAACCCGTTGTGCTCTTTTCATCACCGCCTTTTTCTAATTTCCAAGATACTCTCAAATTAGTATACAAAGCTCTTTCTTTTGGTTTAAATCTTTGTTTAACTTCAAAATCGTTTATTATTTGAATACCTCTACCATATCCACCAACTGGAGATATTTTTATATCATCATTACCGTCATACAGACTTTGATTAACTTGTGGGTTTAACTCTTGAGTTATTCTTTCAGTTTTATTTTCTATTTGATAGATATTATGGACCATAATATCCCTCTAGTTGATTTATTTCCCCTCTATTTTTTAATTGACCAACCGGTATTCTCTCATACTTCCAACCATATTTGTTTGCAAGAAAAATGTTTGTATTGTGCAAACATTCTTCAAATATATCTTGTTTTTCCTGTGGTGATAATAGTCGTTTTAATGCAAAAAATCTTAACTCATATTTATTTTCAAAATTTGAATAAGTATATTCTTGAAATTCATTTCTTAAATTATTTTCAAAATCTTTAAATATGCCAGTATCTTCTGAATTAAAAGTCCCATCTGGTTTTCGTTTTGATGTAATACCGCCTCTAAAAGAAGACCAACCACCAACGGGTCTTTGTAAGACAAATGTATATGCAATATTTACCACACGTGTTTCCGCAACATTTCTATCTATTGCATTTATTATATCTGCAGCAGAAAACGATCCTCTGTAAACGGAACCGTATTCTTTTACATCATCCCAAGGATGATTATGAATAATAATTCCATTCAAATTCTTTTTAATCAAATTAATTTCTACTTCTGGTGTTGAAACGGAAGATCCATCGCCTCTGTTTGAATATAAAATTCTGATATATTCTGGAGAAAGTATACCTGCATTTTCTTCATGGTCAGGTATTCTTCTAGCTTTTCTTTCCCACAATTGCACTGCCCTAATATATGTTCCTCTACCTTGTGGTACAGGTTTCAATAAACTATTGGAATTATTTGTTAATGATCGTCTTCTGGATCCACCTATTATAGAAAACCAAGGAACAACGAGTGGAGCAGGACCTAGTGGTGTTGGAGCGATACCATTGTAATTTCCAGTTATAGTTAAATGAAATTCTAGTAATGCATCGTATAAATAATCTACAAAATCTTTGAATACGGTTCTAGTCCATGCAAATTCTAAACCTTTTTTTAAACGAGTTGGTGAACCGGGAAACATTACATTTGCACCAGGATTTGCTGATGACGGGTTTGGTGTGGTGCATGGTGGCATTGGAGGAATTGGTGTGAATCTTGCTGATTTCCAATAATAAACAAAACCGTTTGCCATAGTTTGCCAACCAACCGAAGATGGTTTTGTGAATTTGCTTGAATTTTTTAGAGCACTTTCAATACATTTTTTCAATGTATTTTTATCACCACTTAATAATTTTGATTGAAATGTTGTTGAACAATGGTTTACACATGACAACTCATATGCATTTGCAACAGCATCTACAATTTTATCAATGGGTTTGTTGTTAGGCAAACCCATATTATCTTTTAAACTTTTTTCAAATATTTGATAATTCATATTATTACTTATGTTTTATCTATTGCGCCTTTGCCACTTGAAGGCCATCCAAAACGGCATGACCAATATCTTGCCTTGTGTCTGGGTCCTGGTGATTGACAATTATGACGGGCACGAAATGATTTTCTACGAGCTGCATTACTTTTTTTAATACGCATAGTTTTCTTACCACCTTCACCCTTGTGACCAAAGTTTACTTTTACAACATTACCGTTTGGTTTTTTAACATAAACAGAAAACTTTTTTGGTCCACCTGGTGTTCTAAATGGTCTACCCAAACTAACTTTTCTTCCACGATATTCGGCCTCATTCATCATGTTAGGTTCATTTTCTTGCAAACTAAAATGTAATTCAGTAATTTTTCCACATGGGTTTGTAGCATATCCTTCTAATTGATATATTGTATTTTCAATAGTTTCTTTCACATTTCTATAACCACCACCGGCTGCCTTATACGCCTTTACAAGAGCACCAGATGCATATGCACTCGGCCATACCTTATATTTTCTTCTAATTCTAGCCTTAATACTATTGTAAAGTTTTTTATTTGTAGGCACAGCCCTTTCAACTATTACCGATTTCATAAGTTTCTCCGATTTCTTTTTGGTGGTTCATCAATAATATCTTCTTCATCATATTCCGACTGATATTCAGAACTATCAATTCTTCTGAATTTTCCAGAAAACTGTTCTGAAGCAACTGAGAAAAGACTACCAACTACTATGTAAAGAAAACCATCAAATATAAATTGTTCTATTTTCTTTTCATAAAACGTTGATAATACTGCCATAAATATCATAACAAGGAAAGAAAAAAACATCATTACTCTTTTTGATGATATTCCACCACCAATTCCTCGTAATGTTTCTGACATAGGATTATATTTCCGCACTCCTCTCTCCTAAATCCCTTTCTAATTGTTCAATAAAGTTTTTTCTAAATTCTGCAAATTCATTTTCAATTTTTTCTAACATTTCTTCTTTATTAAATGGCGTTTTCCATTTTTCATTATCACCGAAATCATTTGTAAATTCCATTCTTGATAGTTCACTGGCAATAGAATTTTTATCTCTTTCCGCTTCTGCTAACCAAGCAAGTGCATTTTCTTTCAATTTTGTTTTCTCATATTCATCCCATTTACCTTCAAGACGAATTTTGTGTTCCATATCAATTACACAATCAAAACACATACCGTGTATTTTTTTCATTTTTTGATCTATTTTTTTAGGCATACCACAAGTGCAAGTTTCTTTTGGACAGTTTGGAAATGTATTCAAATACTCATGTAATTCTTGTTGCCATTCTTTTCCAAGTTTTACCTTATATCCATTCTTTTGTTCCCACTCATTTCCATCGGAATCAAACCATTTATCACCAATTTGTCTTACCACCGATTCATCTTTATTTACACCATCATATCCAACTGTAATTTTATTTTGACTCTCATGTTCACCGACAAGAAGTTTTTTAACATCATCAATATTATCAATTTTAATATCCATAACATAACCTTTTATTTTATTATTTCATTGTAAACTTTATTCCAAAATTTTCTCGTTATCATGTGCATAGGTCTTAAACCCGTTTTATCTGATTTGTCCTCTTTCATTTTTCCACGTTTTGTATTGAACTTGGAGACAACCATATTAAATATGTCCACATCAAACCAGCCAAATATTGAAATGAAACGTGACTTTAATTCAGACAATTTTGCACTTCTGTCACCTAATGCAGTAAAAATACTTTTAGATTCCATTTTGCCAAAACTTGGTATATCATAACGAACATGATTAACAACCATATAATAAACATATGGATTTTGAATATCTTTATATGGCAATTGACTCGTTCCATTCCATCGCATTAACCGTTTGTAATCTTTTAATTTTGATACATCATCTTTATCAACCGCATAAATCACAACTGTGCTTTCATTATCAAATTTTTCAATTACATTAGTTGCATGAAATGGTGTATTTGATTGCATAATATGTTTAACATTATGACGGCGCATTATTGAAGATTTTTCATCAAAAGTTAGTGGCTTTTCAATTGCATCTGTAATATCATCGGTAACAATTATCACATTATCTTTATCAAACTTACGGCAGATTCTATCATATTCTTCTTTATGATAAATTGCCATAGGTTGAAATTTTCCAGGATAAATAACAAGAACGTCCTTATCTACCAAATCATTTTCATTGAATATGGCAAGATTCATTTCCTTAATCAATTTATTGACTTTATTATACATTTGGTGTTCCAGGTATTATTGGCCAAGTTACATTGTATGGATCAGGTTGCAATGTTATGTCTCTCAATGCCTGACGATATGTTCTCCATTCTACTTGCAATTCTTCAGATAAAGGACTGTCTGATATTTGTGTCCAATCACATTCTTTTAATTCAGCATTTCTACGATAACGAATGTTAGACCAAAGACTATTGAGTTCACTATCTATTTCTGATTGAGATTTTTCTCTGTATAGTTGTGTTTCAACAACTTCATCATCGGTAATTTCAAAACTACTACCGTTACCGATACAATTTGAAGGAATTGTTGCTGGTTCAAACCTATATGGGAACCATCCATACGATTTTAATGTGGTTTCATCTAATAAATTAAAATTTGAAACATTTTTCCAGTTTATAGGCAATACCCTATTACTTTCCTTTACAACACCATCCTCTACATAAGCGTATTTCATTTACAATTCCTTTGTTTATTAAATGAGATATAAATAAATATCATTATACAATGGAATCCCACAATTTCTTCCAATCAATATAAGGATCCAATTGTCTTTCATATCCCATGTGAAGAGCAAGTGACGGAATCGGTGTAAACATTGTAACTTCCCAACGCCAAATATGATTTATAGTAGTTCCTTCTTGAATTTGATTTGCCTCACCCCATTCTGTCATGTATTCGGTTGCACAAGTATAAAATCTACTCCAAAATTTACGGATTATTTCTGGATTGCACATGAAAGTGAATGTAGAATACTTGTTTGTTCTCCAATGTCTATTTTCACCCAACACAATTCTTGTTTCATCTATGAAAAGTGGTAAGTAATTGTCTGGATCATCATAAGGGTGTATTGCAACCTCACCACCTAAATTTGTTTTGAACTTTTCATAAGAATTTACCATTTCAACAATAGCACTTGGGTAATGTAAGTAATCATCTTCCACAAAATAAACTAAATCTGCAGTAGATGAACGACCTCTATCAAATTGTGCATGACCGGATGCATTCCATCCACGCAATTCTAATGCGTTAAACTCATAAGTGTGTTTTGATGTTTTGAAAATTTCGTGTAAGGCATCAATCAATTTTTGGGATGAGTGGTCATCAAACCAAACAAAATGTATTTTCCCATCATAATGTTCTGCTGACTGAACTAATGACTTAACACACTTGATAACCAATGTAGTTTTATCAACGCCACAATATCTAGGTGTTGGGTTTGCATGAATATCTATAAAACTATGTGTCCGTAGAACAATATCTATACTCAATAAGTTAGAATCCATTATTTCACATACCCTTCTGCTAATTTTGTAAGTTCTTCACGGATTTTTTGGAAAGGATATTCCCATTCACCATATTTTTCTTGTCTGAATAGTCTAACGGAATCATACCAACGGGAAGTATTACCTGGAACAACCCACGAATAGTAAGGCATAATAGGCGTAACAATCCATGTTGGTTTACCCATAGCACCCGAAAGATGTCCAATTGACGTGCAAGATGTAATGATAACATCACAACCTGCAATTATATTAGCAGTTTCATCCCAAGTCTTCATTTGTTCACGCATATCACCAAAGGGAAGACCATCGACAAGATTTTCGTCACGCTGAAGTGAATAAAATGTTGTATTTGGTATATCGTGTAGGTTTATCATCAATTCCGGAGGAAATCTTCGGTGTTGTTCATCTTCAAATTCCGGTGAACCACTCCAACGAATACCAACTTTAAGATGATTTGGTTTTGAAAACAATTTTCTCGGTTCCGTTGGGTAAATAAACGGTGAACCATCCAAATCTTCCAATTCCATACCCAAAACATAAGGAGCAGACATCGCAGGAACCCAATAATCGTAATGTGCACACATGATAACTTCATTATCAACACATATGAAACCATGACGAGAAAACAGTGGTTTCAATTCAGCGGCACATGATACTAAAACTCTTGCACCCATTTCTTGAAATCGTTTAGCGAAACGAAAATTCATTATTTGATCACCAAAACCACCTTCACATCGAAATAGAAGTGTTTTATTTTCCAATGGTTCATCTTTCCATATCTTTCCAGGAAGAGCAGGTAGACCGAATGTGTTAATAAATCTACCATAATTAAAATGTTCAAATGCCTTCAACATATTACCATGCCGCATTTCGTGCCATCCTAAATTAAAAAGAACACGCAAATCATCTTGTGATTGTTCTCGAAGTATTTTTTCACTTATATGTGGTTCACCATTAACCGCATGACGTAGGGCAATATCCAAAGGATGAATTTCTTTACCATTCATAATACAAAACCTTTTTTATGTTTATACACTATTATCTAATATACAAATTTTATCCGTAATAAGCAAATTTAAGTATATCTTTTTATGTAATGATTTATCACT